TAATTGATAAGCAGCATGGGTATCTTTTATTCCATTCTGCAGGGTATCCAAATCAGCGATTAAATCAGGCCGAAGTTGTCTAACTGCCTCCATCACATCTTCGGGGATTAGCTCCATTCCGGCAGTTGCTATCCCCTTGATGTAATCAATTACACTCTGAATAGCTCCCTTTTGGGCATCCGCCATTGTCGTGGCATCTGAAATCGCCTGCTTAGTAGCGTTCCCGAGGTCGGATATTAGAGTATCGCCAAGTTCCTTTATTTTCCCCTTGAGCTTGTCTATATCGCTAGTCCTGGTCACTAAAAAGCCTATGCCAGCTACTAGGCCAGAGATTGCTAATGTTACTAATCCAATCGGCCCGAGCATAGTATGAAATGCCATCCCCACAAATGGGGCTAATTTTGTAAGTACGGGAAGCAACAAGATAAGCGACCCAAAAGCCAATGACAATAGGCCAACAGCCCCGGTGATAATCGTAATGGCTTTTCTCAGAGCGGGATGCCTGTCAGTCCAGTCTATAATCTTTTTAATGACTTTTGTAATCGTGTCAATTAGCCCAGTGATTATCGGAGCCAGCGTCTTGGCTATTTGTGCCCCGATACCAGCGAATGCCCCCTTCAGTTTTGTGATAGAATCGTTAAAAGCCTCAGCAGCTTTCGCCGCATCTGCACTAAATACAAGTCCAAGATCATGCGCTTCCTGACGCATTGCCTCCAGTCCCTCTTCGCCATTAGCCAGCATGGGTAGCATATCAGTTCCAGCACGACCAAATACAGACATGGCAACCGCTGCCCTTAATGTCGGGTCCTCAATGTTTGCCATAGCTTTCGTCATGACCATAAATTGATCTTCGGGGGATAAATCCTTTAATTCCTCATAGGATAACCCCAAATCATCTAGTGACCTAACGGCAGTAGATAGCCCATCCCTGGCATCTATGATTGTTCTTGCCATTCGTTTAATGCCAGTTTCAAGGCCAGCCAGTGAACTCCCCGATAAATTGGCAGCATGGCGCAGTTCAGAAAGCATCTCAGTAGTAAACCCAGTCTTGGCAGCAAGTTTGGCTACCTCGTCACCGGCCTTTGCCCATTGAACAGTCATTGCCGTCAACGCCGCAGTGATAGCAACACCAACGGCAACCATCGCAACGCCCATGCCCCGTAACTGCTTCGACATCTTTTCAGTCGATCTCGTTACTCCCTCAAGTTCCTTGCTGGCCTGGTCTTTAGCTTGTATTAGAATTTCGAGAGTATTTGCCACTTTAGCCTCCCAATATATTTGCAATGTTGATTAGCACATTCTCTGTCATTAACTCCCCAAGCTGCTCCTCAGTCATATCAGGGCAGGTAGGCTTGAGCCGAGCAAATAAGATGGCTCTCATTACCTTCATGCGAATTGAGCCAGAGACTAACTCGTCAATAGATTTATCAAACATATCCTCTATATCAGCCAGCATATTCACATTTAAGGGAGCAAGCTGATATTCCTTGCCGTCTGCCAATGTAATGCTATCAACCTTCGGTGGCTGTCCTAATTTAGGATTTTCCATGACCCTCCTTTCAGGCGGATGCCCGATAATGTCTTCCGGTTTATAATGATGTGATTTACTATTGATAAGGGCGCAAACTATCATCGCAGAATTGTAAGCAGCTTGATAAGTTTCGCTCGATTTCTGGAAAGTGATCTCTTTGATTAAGGACTGGATATAACTAACAGGCTGGCTTCGGATGTATTCCAAAGTCCAGCCCGTTTCCCTTGCGATGAGAGCGATTGTCTCATTCAGCATTACGCCGTAGCAATAGTTAGTGTACCAATGCCTACGAAGTCATACGCATACTCGACCAACCCATCAACCGAAACCGCTGGGTGAACAGCCGATATTAAGGCACTCCCAGTCCATGCTTGACCGGTGGTAGTGCTTTCTTGAAGTGTGACTGCCGCAGTAGTGAATAATGCTAATGGCGCACCATCCTTCGGCCCTCTGAATGAGCCTCCCCATTCCTGCATACCTAGAACAGGATGCGGTTCACAGGCATCGTCAAATCCTCGACCATCTATTACGTTTACTGTGTAATCGAGCGACCACTCTCTTATTCCTGTTGCAGAGACTGTCCCGATTAGAACATCTCCGCCACAACCTCTTACTCTTGCCATGTTGCACCTCCGTTAATTTTATTAGTCTGCCCAGACTTGGATTAAAAACTCTGTTGACATATACGTTTGTCCGCCCCAGCTCAAAGCCCCAATTCCTAAGTTACGAGTTACTTTGCACGTGTGCGCATTTCCGTCAAGTGTCACGTCTCCATGTATGGCCTCCACGATAGATTTCTCACCTTCGACCCCGATATAAGGAAGCATCTTACTAATCGCCGAAGGTGAATCGGCGCGGCTGAATGCTAAAATTATCCTGAGGTTATAATCGGCATCAGTAGATGACAAAGCAGTTACATAAGCCGTTTCTCCAGGGACGACCAAAGCCGCCGGGAACTGATTAATGCTGTCAGGTAATTCTTTGGGTGAATATACCCTCAGCCCGCGAATTGTCTGTAATCTTGATTTAATTCCGTCTCCGATTTCTAGCATACTCATCCGAATTTCACCTCTATAGCCTTGCCGATTTCGTTAAGGAAGTCCTTTATCTTCCCTTGTAAGAGCTCCATTGCTCTAGTAAACGGACCTGTCCCGAGTATTCTTCCACTACCACCTTCCTTGACATAGCGTGGCTCCATGTATTTCGTTCCGTACTCGACATACTGTGCATACTGCACATTCGTTCCTATCTTAGCCGTATCTCCAATAAATTGTAATGTCGTGCTTGAGCGAAGTCGCCCTGTATCTACAGGAGTGGACACCATGACAGTCTTTTGCATCCATATTGCTATCTTCCTAATTCCCTCATTGACTGGCTCCTGGATAGTTGACTTCTCGCACTTCTTCTTTAATAGGTCCAGCCCAATTATCTTGAAATCAAACTTCATACATACCCCTGCCGTCTATAGGGAGCGACCAATTCCACGACGTCAGGATCAATGCCTTTAGACATGATGATTTGCCCTGTTTCCGGGGCGCCGATGATGTCTGCAAAGGCTGAATCCTTACGCTTCCATGCCCTCATAGCGATGATTAAAGTCGCCTGGACAATATCAGCAGGATAAGTATAGGCATAGACGGGATCAAGATTAGAATGAGTCGTAGCAGCAGTCGCACTATTGACTCCTCTTTTACAGATCAGATCATTGGCATGGATTTCTTCAATGAACATCTGCTCCGTCCCGATGCGGATAGTCTCCCCAATTTCCAATAATCCACTATCGACTACAGGAACAGTTGTTACATCAGCCGCTAATGCCCCTACTAATGTCGTCCTTGCCTCATAAGGAGTAGCAGAGTCGGCATAACCGAACACCCCGATAATCTCAATACCTTTAGGGATTCCAGAAGCAAACCCGGAGTAGTTACCTTGAGGATTGATTTCTATTCTGGTTTTGGGATATGTGTTCAAAGGATAGAGAATATAATCAGTCGTTGCCAAAGACGATTCATAAACTCCGTCACCATCCTCGTCTAGTTTTAGAGTCGTGATACTCAGAATATCCTCTGGTAGCCACCTGGCGCCACCATCAAGATACTTAATCCCTTCATAGCAATAGAAATATCTACCTGTCAGCTTAGGCTTTTCTATCTGCCGGCTGGCAGTCTCCAAGACATGAATTAGCTGTTCATCATTATTTACATCTACCGCTAGAAGGTCTTTAATATCGTTTAGTGTCGCATATAGGTTCATGGCGCCTCCTTCACATCGAGGGTATAAGTCAAAGTTGTCTCCTGGGCGTTAGTCTTGGTAGCTCTTAAAGCGACTGAAAGTGTACCAGTAGAGAGAAAATCATTAGTTCCTACGGCGTATCTCCATTGCCCTTCAGTGGATGATGTCACCTGACACGTTCCTTCTACGATAGGATGCCGCCAATGACTTGATTCCCAAATTTGAATAGTCAAACTATAATCCGTTAGGTCAAAGACACTCCCATCATTATTTTGCACCGAGCCTTCGACATAAAAGCCAAAATCACCTCGATATACTGTCAAATCACTCATATTGCCTCACTTTGAACGTCAGATTCCGTGCTGGAAGAGAGACCTCCAATTCACGTTCTGGCATTTCTGTATTTAGAATACGGCTTGCCATCACTGCGGTAAGATACTGTTTTCTAAGCAGCTCAGTTGTCCCTGCAACGATAAGGAAACCCTCTCCCAGAATAGATGCCCCTGCTAGTAATGTGAGCAGAGATTGAGTGGACAAGGTTCCTATACCCGATAAGGCGGCCTGTCCCTGCCTTTGTAGTAATATAGTAATTACAAGAGAGCCAACGCCGCTTATCGTAGCAGCTCCCGGCCTACTAACCGAACCAAAGACGGCAAGAGTACCAATGCCGGTTACGGATACCGAGGCGCTTTCAATACGGACACCTGTTATCTGTAACTGACCTTGCCCTGTCAGGGAGATGCTTGCTGTTCGTGTTACATAAGCCGTAGCACTTAGTATGCCTTGCCCGGTGGTAGAACATACCCCTTTCTTTGTCAGTTCGCCCGAGACTATTAGTTGCCCTTCTCCCAGAAGAGAAGCAGACCCGAAAATCTGAGGCAATACGGTACAGGTTAGCGTCCCTGCACCTGACAAACTGAGACTCGCAAGCCTTATTACTAAACTATTAAGATCAAGACTGCCTTCGCCTGTTAGATTGAGGCTAGCCGTCTTTATAAGTTCGGCTGAGATAGATAATTGCCCGGTACCTTCAAGAGAGGCACCACCAGGCTTGATTAGATACGATATGACCGTCAATGAGCCGATGCCATCACAAGAAAGCGCCCCAATGAAGGTCACAGAGCTACTAATCGCAAGTGTGCCTTGTCCTGATAATATGGCCGAGGCTAATTCTTCTTCACCGATTGCCCCTGATGCTATAAGCGTTCCCTGGCCTGTTAAACTAGCACTTGCCAGTCTAACTAGCTTGCCAGTGACTTGAAGGCCACCTGTGCCCTCTAAAGTGGCACTGGAAGTCTTTGTGAGATAACCGACAATAGTAAGCTGTCCTGTTCCTTCTAAACTAGAACCGCTACATTTAGTCAGGATTGAAGTTATACTTAATGTTCCTACGCCATCACAAGAAACTGTGCTAACAAAGGTGATAGAGCTGCTACTCGTGAATATCCCTACCCCTGAGAGTGAGGCTGATCCTGCTAATTCTGCCCCAACCGTACCGGAGACTAGAAGAGTCCCGACACCATTAAGCGATGTCGCGGCAAGGAGCGTCTTAATCGCTTCGGCTGTTAGAGTCCCTATGCCCGATAATTGAACGGTAGTGGCCTTTGTCAGTATTCCAGTGGCCGTTAATATCCCTTCACCAGTTATCGCAAGGCTACTACTTTGAATGAGTTGCCCTGTGGTAACTAATTGGCCTGTCCCTGTTAGTGAAATGCTGCCAGTCCTGATAACATAGGATACTATGACTAACGAACCCTCACCGCTAGGAGAGGTTGCTCCCTGTACAGTGACAAGGCTACTAGATGTTAATGTCCCGCTTCCTGAAAGTGATGCTTCCGCTTCCTCGACAATGCCAATCGTTGCAGAAGTGACAAGTGTGCCAATCCCTTCTAAACTGGCTGCTCCTGTCCTGGTTATTATGCCCGCTATGGCTAGAGTGCCAATACCCTCTAACGATGCTGAGCCCTCAACTACTGCTCCAACTTCACCCGTTGTAGTTAGAGTACCAGCACCTGCTAATTCTGCATTACCCCCACGAATCGCCTGAGATGTCCCTGAGAGCGTCCCTGTGGCTGTTAAACTAACCGAGGCGAGTCTATCTACTACACTGAGGGATTCAAGTGTGCCCGCTCCTGTAAGACTAACCGAAGAAAGTCGTGTGATAGAAACTGAGGCTGTGAGTATTCCCGTGCCCGATAATGAGCCAAGCCCGCTCTTTATTATCGAGCCGCTGCACGTTAAACTACCTTCGCCTGAAAGTGAGCCAGCACCTTCAACGATAGCAATAGTCTCAAAGTATGCTGACTCACTCCACTCACTTTCACCAGCACTATTCTTAGCCTGAGTTTGAAACTCATACTCTGTGACAGGGTCTAGCTCTGTTAAGTCCTTATGGTATTCACCATCAGTTTCAAGGGCGTTCTGCCACTCTGAATATATCCAAGACTCCGTGTTACCTATGCCACGGAGGGAAAAAATATCTCCTGACATTAAAACATAGGTCTCGGTGTCTTCTGGGTCGCAACGTGCACCTGTTTTGAAATAAACTCCGCCACCACCAGCACTTGTTCTATCTACAGTTAATATTACTCCTGTCTGTTTACCATCACACCCAAGATATTCACCTTCGTTAATAGCAAGAGACAAACCTGTATATTTGTGATAGCCTGCGCTTGGGACTTCACCAATTTCTACCCCATCGTGACAGGTGAAATTTCCAGAACCATTATCCTGAAAAGTTCCAAGACGTAGGCAATTGCCCTCCGCAGCAAAGCTTATATGTATCTCTACTATATCCAACTCGCCAGCAGCATTAGCTGGGTTATTATAATCCAGATGGGTCTGAACGGAGGAGCCAGTTGAAATGCTACACGCTGCTGCCCTATCAATCGCTGGACTACCTACCTCAATAGCTGTTCCCTTCTTTCTATACCTGAACCTGGCCTCACAGGACTCTCCACCATCGTCTGTTATCTTCCCATTGATTCGGGCTGTAGTGCCTCCTTTGT